TGGTATCGCCCAACTGGTCTTGCAGGTTTTTGGCGGTCGTGATGGCGTCCACGATCAGAGGCGCGAGCTGCGGCCCGAAATTGGAAATAATCATTTGCATCAGGCGATCCGCGATCTGCACCTTCTGCTGGCGCTGTGCCTTGACCAGCGGGGATTGCGGCCGCAGGCGCACGACCTCGCCATTCAATTGCACCTTTGGAAGCTTGCCGCGCTTTTCGAGAAGATAGGCGAAGCGTTGGAAAATCGCCCATTGCCATTCGGTCGTCAGCCGGCCAATTGGGGCGCCCATGCGCCTCGCGATCTCCGCGCGCTGATCCATCCATTGCGCCGCGGTGGGCGGCGTATCGCCCGTCTGCTGCGGTTTGTCCTGAAACAGCGCGCGCTTGATATCTTGCTGCATATCTTTCCGTTCGAAAAAGGCGGTGTTGAAATCCGCCTCACTCTCGAACAAATCGATCTTTGAGCCTTGCGCGCGCGGGATCATGTCGCCCGGCTGGATGCCGTTATCCAGATTGATCACGCTGTCATCGTCGTAGAACCCGGCGGGGTCCACGACAAAGTTCAAATGCTTCAGGATCAAATAGGCCAATTGATCCAGCGTCTTTATGGTCGGCATCACCCAATAGAGCGGACCGATGCCCCAGGCGGTTGTCGAATCCGTGCGCCAGCGGGCCGTGACAATCGACGCCGATCCGGCGCCGGTGCAAATATCGCTCTCCGCTTCCTTGCGGTCGATCAACAGAACATATTGCCAGCGTTCGACACCTGGCACATCCCAAAGCCGCCAGAAACATTCGTGGACTTCAACCGTATTGCCGGGGCTCTTGGCGATTTTCTGCCGCATCTCTGGAGAGATTTTTGCCTTCGGATATGTCGGCATCAGGTCGCGCAGCTTCATGTTCTTGATGAAGCGGCACCGGAAATCCACGCCGCCATGAACGCCACGAACTATCAGGTGATCGGTAATCGGAATGGCCTGGCATTGGATCGGCTGGTTGATGTCGATGTCTTGGATGACCATGGCCATCGTTCCAAGGCCAAGGTCGGGGTACGCTTCTTGGCTGGCCTCATGGAAATTCGACCGGCGGATTTCCGCGAACACCGCATCTTTGTAAGCGCGAAGCTGCGGCGCGATTTGTGCCTTGGTGTATTCCGGCAAGGTCTGCGCCGCTTCCACATCCAGCCAATCATCTTCCACCGGCGTGAAAGTGGTTTGCATGTCGGCCGAGAAATCTTGCAGGGCTTCAATCGCAGTGCTGTCGAATAGATCGTCCTGGTCGTGCTGCTGTTGGGTTTGATCTTCGCGGACGCGCCACGGCATGACCAAGCGATAAACGTCACGCAACCAGGTCTTGTGCCGGTTCTTGTCGGTCTGCGCCTCATCCAGCATTTTGAGGGCTTGCTGGGTCAGGACTTTATCGCTTTGGGCCGGCGCGCGATCCATCAGAACAGACCCGGTGCGCCGTAAAGGTTCGCCACAAGCGGCGCCCCGCCTTGCATCTGCGTCCGTCTACCGCCGAACATCGCCTTTCCGGGCGCTCCATAGAGCCGGGCGCGAAGCTGATCTTCATTCGACAACTGATCTTGAATGACGGAAATTTTGTCACGCTTGGCTTGTGCGGCCTGCGATTCCTGCATTGCCGCGATTTTTGGATCAGGTTTCGGTGCGGAAAAGCCCATGCCCCGGAGAATGGACGCCACCGCTTTCGCGGCAACGCACCGCTACCGGCGGGCAAATAGGCTGGTACGAGGCGTGGTGGCACTAACCCTTTGCATTACGTCAACTTGACGCCGCACATTGACCGGTTGCGCCTTGGGTGCGCCAGCAACTTTTGCGATCCGCTTCATCATCACTCCGATGCGGGTGGCGGACATCAGATCATCGCGCAATTTTACGATCAAACCTTCCTTGCGATGATAAGTGCGAAATTCTTCAAACCAGTCCGCGAGGTGCGCAAAAACCTTGAGCCGCCCCGTGGTCATGCGATCGTACATCTCCTGGATGCCGGCCTCGGTCGAAACCGATCCGTCCGGCCAGGTCGCATGTTCCAGATGCATGTGAAGCCCCTCATCCTTGTAGTATTTTGACAGGGGGATGCCCGATCCAGATTCTCGGTTTTTACCATCGCGCGGCCACGCCACTGGAATGTCGGCGCCATGGGGCTTCATTGCTTTAGCGTGATCGAGCGGCCGACCATCCCTAGTACGGACAACATGGGTGACATAGAGGCAGTCCGCATCCCGATCCCAGGCCAGCAGCGCGGCGCCGAAAGGGTGCCCCGTATCTCCGCCGCCGCCAAAATCGATCCCCCACACCTTCGGCCAATGCCGCGGAACATCGAATGCTTCTACCCGGATCACTTCCTCCGCCACCGGGAAAATTCGCCCAGATCCCAGCATCGGAACGCCGCGCGCGCGCGCCTCGCGTTCATGAAGGGGATATCCTGATATGATCCTTTCTCTTTCCTCCGGCGGAATATGCAGCGCGTCTTCGATTGTCATGGTGACTACGCCACGATCTTCGGATGGTTCGTTCAGAAAACGGCTCACTACCTCAGACATGCCCTTGAGCGGCGTGAAGGTGACAAAGCCACACCCCTTCGTCGCCGTAATGCGCGTCAAAAGCTCAGAATAGACATCGGGCGGCGGCTCCTCATCGCCCCAAAACCAATCCAGCGTCTCCCCCTGAAACTTCGTTCGCCCCTGCTCATAGGACTTGAAACGCGCAACGCTGATGCCGCCGGATATATGCCTGACCTGGATAGTGTCGTAAGCATCCGTTATCCCGCGCGCCAAGCTTGGCCGGTCCGTGAAAAGCTCTTTCGGGATCATCCCCGTGCCAAAGGCCGTTGTGACGCCGGGCTCACCGCAGAGCTTTTTTTGCAACACGTCGCGCGCGAGCAGAGAAGTCTCCGCACAAAGCCACCCGCGCGTCGGCTTGTCGAAGCGGCGGCCCTGCCATCCGTTTGGATAGGCATCCATGCCGGCCAAACCGGCCATCCGCGTGGCCGGCGTGTCAGGATAGAATATCTGCCCCGCACTCGGATAAAGACCTGTCAGATGGAAATTCGCCTCCGCGGCGCCGCCCTCGGTCTTTCCAAGCTGGTTACCTGCCATGAACAGGCGCTCGCGTTTTGTCGCGCCAAGGGCAAAAAACTCCCCTTGCTTCGGGTATGGCGTGAAAAAGTCCATGGCCTTGTACTTCTTCCGCCGCTCGATTTCCTTAAGCAGATTCCGAAGTGCGATTTCTTTTTCCGGCTTTTCAGCCATCTATCACCACCGGCACGGCATCGCCGCCCATCAGGCGCCGCACCTCATCCATCAATTCTGCTGTGGTCCGCGAATCCGTCTGATCCACATGAATGTCCTGGATCGACCGGCGCCCCCTGCCCGTCCGGTCCAATACGCTATCCGCCGCAACCTGCCGTACCTTCGGATTGCTGCTACCCAGATTCAGCCCAAGCGCCGCCACAGCCAGAACGGCTAAACCATCCAAACGTCGGTCCGCTTCCTCACCAAGCGCCTTGATGATTTTCGGATTTTGCAAAAGATGATGGGCGCTAACTCCGGCTGATGCGTTCGCATACCCGGCCGCCCGCGCAACTTTCGAGGCGTTCTTCCCGCGAGACCCGATCCACCCGATCACGAACCGCCGCTGGCGCTCGTCAAGACCCTGCATCGCAGGGCCAAGGTCATCAGGATTTGGGTCAGCAATCGCAACAGTGTTCATTCCTATAATTTCTTATAGGCACCCATCACCGCAGCAACGCACCCACCATTTCCCGAAAATCTAAAATCTGGCGCGAAAGAGGAGGTATAGCTCGGACCAGACGGCGCGATTGATTTTTGCCCCTACCCCCTCCTGATGGCCGACCTCGAAAACACCGGAAGATTCAGCATTTCCATGGCGTTCCTCAACATCGCGCGGGGAACGGATTGAGGTATATCGTTGATGTTGCTGCGATATCCACGTTACCGCGCATGTCCAGATATCAGGCGCACGGTTCATTAGGGTGGTATGTTGAAACAATCGTGCGCAGCAGAGCGATCATTTTATATCGCACGCACCTCTAGCAACCTACTCCTCTGCCTTCCCACGACGATGCTTTCGCTTGGTGTCGTTGGTGGTGATCTTGGCTGCTGCGCGCCTATCTCGCTGCTGCTTCATCCTGTGTTCGTGCCTTGCGAGGTACAGGTCGCATCTGGATGGTTGCCCGTCGAACAGTGGGTTATCTGGCTTATGGCGCCGCTTCACGACCGGCCGGCGAGGATTTCATCTGCGTTGTCCGTGATGAGATCAACCAG